AATAGTCCAAATGCTTCTTCAATTTGACTTGTAAGATTTTCCATCGTAAAGTTCAAATCACCCATTGCAGTTTTGACACGGTTTGAAGTATCAAAGAAATCAAACTGCAATAGATTTTGACCTAGTGATCCTAAAATATTTCCTACATTAAAAAATAATCTAATAGTGTTATTGAAGAATCCAGATAAAATTTCTCCTGCTTTTTGAATTCTTGCAACAAACTCTTTACCCATTGCAATCAAGGTTGGAAGATTATTCATCAACCAACCAGCAGATAAGTATCCAATAAATCCTAAAATTCGATTAAAAAATCCACCAACACCTGTTGCCTGAATAAGTTTTTGAGGACCATTAAGACTAATAGCAACTCTTGGCGCTTCAAGTTCATCCTCAAGCATCATTCTTTTTTCATTTTCTTCTCTTCTTTTTCTAAAAAGATTTGTCTGTGCGAATGATTCTCTTTTAACTTTAGTTCTTTTTAGAATAACTTGACCAATATTTTTTACAGAACTTCGCGCTTCAGTGACTTTCTTTTGAGAATCACTTGCCGAAGTCGTAACTTTTTTTAAATTTAGAGGAGATGCTACTACCATATCACATCACCACATTATAATTCATTTGCGAATAAAGCACATAAAAATTATCAGTATTGGAAGATGGTATGAATGGCACATCGGTCAATGGTTCTTGCTGTGCTACCATTGTTTGTGTTCTATCTCTACCACCACCTGCCATAATGATATTTGCCTTTGCTTCAGGCAATGTGCCAACAGGAGTAACAGGTTTTGGTGGTGCCTGCATATTTGCTGCTGGTTTTTCTTGAATCAATCCTTCAACATTTAATGTGCCGTAAGGAGGTGCTGTTTCTTGTGCTAAAGGTTGTGCTGGTGCCTGTAGCATATTTGCAGTATCCACACTGAATTTCATTTCAGATGCTGGTGGCATTGCAGGAGTTTGTGGTTGTGATGGTGCTACTTTTGCTGCTGTTGGTGTTGGTGTTGGTGCATTATCTTTTTTCTTACCCAAGAATGTTCCTTCGAAAGCACCATACTCTCTCGCAATGTCAACACCTAAAGCAGGAAGTCCGATAAGTGGAACAGCAGATGCATAAGATAATAATCCACCAGTAATGTCTCCCTGTGCAATTCTATAAGTTCCAACTCCAAGTGCTATAGGAGCAAAAAGTTTAGAAGCAACATTTCCAGCCCCTCTCAAAACTCCTTGAGCACCTTTTCCAATATTTCCAATTCCACCCAAAAACCTTGCTAAAGGTCCACTTCTACTCAAAGCCCTTCCACCACTTGTGGTAATGGGAGTCCTACCGCCAGCACCTGTAACTGCTCTTGCTGCTCCTCTACCAAGTCCAAGTAGTCCACCAATTGCTGCTCCTGCCAATCTAAAAGGTGCTAAAGCAATTTTAGCAACAAGACCTGTCAATCTCAATGTTAATCCAGTAATCGTTCTCATTAAGAGACCGAATCCTATTTTAACTGCCGCAAAAGCACCTATTGCATATAAAACATTCTTAATAACATTATTCTTAATTTCTTCAAGTTTTTTACTATTTCCTTCAGTAAGTGCTTTTAAGGTTTCAATACCTTGATTTGTAAGCCATCCAAAGAATAATGTTGTCAGAGACCCCATAATACGGTCAAACAAACTTGTAATGGTTTGTTGAAGTTTAAGTATTGGTTTTGCTAGTGCTACTTGTATTCCTCTTTCAAGAGCACTTTCTTTTCCAAGACGAATTTTACGCTCTGCTAATCTTCTTTCCTGTTCTTGCTCTTGCTTGAGTTGATTCTGCTCAATAGCACTTTCTGCCTGCAATAATTTGGCAGTGTTTTGCACTCCCTGATTTAAGTCAGTGACTTGCACACGAATTACATCAAGACTCTGCTGAAGACCACCAACTGTTTGTTGAGTTGTTTGAATTCTTAAGTCTTGTGCTCTATCAACTAAACTGACTTGAGGTCTAACTACAATTGCTGTGCCAGTAGTGGCACCAGCACCGCCGCCTCCTCCACCCACTCCAGCACTACCTCCGCCGCCAGAGACTACACGCCCACCGAAAACAGATCTTGGGAGAGTTGTAATTCTACCAAGTGAAAACTTTTGCAGAGTAATTCTATCCGAAGCAGTATAATACCCACCACCTGGTTTTTCACCTGTTTGTGCTCTTAAACCAGCTTCTGCCCTATCCATTCGCTTGATTCTTCAGGGTTTCCTCTTCAATATATTGTTGGAGAAGAGTAATATAAACCTCCCTTTCCCAAGGAATCATATTTTCCAACTCTGTTAATGAATATTTATGGTGCTGAATCAAGGCAAAGTTTGTCTTATAGTATGATGCAAGGTCTTCGTGCATCATTCCTAGGCGAAAAAACTTGTCAGACCCTCCAGCACTACTTCACTTTCAACTTCAGTATTTGGGTTTGTAACTTTAATAGTATGAGAAAGTTTAGGCATTGTTTCAAAAAACTTTTCAATGTCTTTAAACTGTTGAGAAGTTAGTTGCTCAAGAAATTCCTTAAGTTCTTTCTTTGTTACATCAGAAGAAGACCAAGACTCTTCTTCGCTATAAATCTGCTCAATACAAGAAGTAATCATATCAAATGTCTCATCAACAGAAATTTCAGATCCAGCAATAAAATTACTCTTGACAAACTCCTGCATCGATGGATATCTCATTCTTAAAGTTAGATTATCATCAAGTTTGATATCTCTCGAATGATCTTCTCTAAACTCAACTTGAATATCATCTAGATTGATACTTACAGGAACTTGTGTATTTCCATCATCGGGGCAAGTGATTAATACATCAACAGTTTCGCCAACAGATTTTCCACGAATGTTGAGAAACAAATATTCAATATCAAAAGTTGCAAGTTGCTCAATTTTAATTCCACGAGTGACGATACAATTGCCAATTACTGTTTTGACTGCTTCAGCAATTTGCTTCGGATCCTCACTCTCCATTGCGATGATTAAAACTTTTTCTTCTTTCACAAGAAAAGGTCTATACTTAACACTTTTTTTCAAAGAAGGAATCTCCAACTCATAGGTTGGTGTAGAGATCTTGGGTAAAGGCATAATGACCTATAAAAACGTCAGTAAAGTTATTTAGAAGAGAGTTTCAGGGTTTGCCTGCGTGGATAATGGGTTTGAAGATAAAGAATCTGACGCTTGTTGTAGTGTTTGATTGAATGTATAAGTTTCTTGCGATGCTCTGAAAACATCTTCTGCAGACTGTGGGGCGGATGGTATATTTTGACGTTGTAATGGGTTTAAGTTATTACTATCTCTCGCAACAAATTGATCGAAGGTACTTGTTCTTCCTGCAATGTATCTATCATATTGGAAAGAAACAGAAACCTTTAAAGTATCTGATGCCACATATGAAACTGGAATAGAACTCATATTTAAAGGAAATAACCCTCTGAAATTATATTCAATTTCTCTACGATAATCTCTATCAAACTTAAGTATTCTGACCTGATTTGCTTTATAATATTGAGGATACTGCATTCTTACAAAATAATTATTAACATTTTGATTGATGGGAGCATTTTCCCCAGCGAGACCTTGATTGTTGTAAGACCCACTTGCAATAAACTCCATCCAACATTCTAAAAAGTTAAGTATCTGATAGTCATTATCTACATAAAAATCAAGAGTAATTTCAGAGTAGATTCTTGAGTGAGCAAACTTCTCCTGCACACCCATATAATTACCATCAACCGTAAAAGACCCCAAAGTAGTTGTAGGAAGAACGGCAGAATAGCAGAGAAGACCAGCACCTTCAGCAATGAATCTTGGATTAATACCTTTTCTGGAAAGATACCCCATTAATTGAGGAGGAAGAGTGCCAAACTGAACTTCATAATGAGAAGTTTGTGCAAGATTAGTTAGTAGTGGTTTAATGTCTGCGATTCTGCGGGGAAATGCCACTCTAAATACCTTATACGAGTCTTATATTATTAAGTATTTAGATGTCATATAAGGGTAAATATAAACCATCTTTTCCGGAAAAATATAACGGAGACCCAACAAATATCATTTATCGGTCTCTATGGGAGCGAAAGTTTTGTGTCTATTGTGATACGAATGAAAAAATAATTGAATGGTCGTCAGAAGAAAAAGCAATTCCTTATCGGTCACCAATCGACGGAAAGATACATCGATATTTTCCTGACTTCCTCATTAAAGTCAAAGAATCTGATGGCAGTATTAAAAAATATATGATTGAGATTAAACCCTCAAAACAAACAGTACCTCCTCCAAAACCAAAAAGACAGACAAAGCAATACATTGCAGAAGTTTATGAATATGCCAAGAATCAATCAAAGTGGGAAGCAGCAAAAGAATGGTGTGCTGATAGAGGATATGAGTTTAAGGTAATCACCGAGCACGAATTGGGAATTAAGTAATGCCAAGAAAGACTTTACAACAAAGAAAAAGAAGTCGTATTGCTCCCCTTGTAAAAAATCTACTTGGAACAGAAAGTGCTGATGATATTATGATTGAATTGATGAGTATTCTACCAGAAACTGTAGGACCACCGAAGGCAGGTAAGTTTTATATTTTTGTTTATAATGCAAAGACTCCCGGAGTCAGATATGACCAAAATCCTTTAGTTGCAGTGACAGAAGTTTTTAATTGGGGATTTAGAGGAATTAATTATCACTGGGGAGAAGTGCGTCAATACACTTGGGACGAAGTTGCAGGTGCTGTTTATGAGGTCTATAGAGAGGAAATAGATGATTTAAGGCGCCTTCCTTTCAGCAATATTCTAACTAAATAGTTCAAAAAATAAATGTCCAAACCAACG